AAAGGCCGAAAGCATAAGATATTGAAGGCCATCTTTTAGCGTAATGAATATTTAATATGTAGTGTTCGCAATCCGACCTCTGTACAGGCAATACATTCATCTTCTCAACTCCCGCTTTAACTGATTGCGCTCTTTATACAAACTCTTAACCGATGCTCTTAATTGCTTATTCTCGTTTCTTAATCGGCTTATCTCTAAGTGTTGTTTTGTTATTTGTTGGCTGTCTTTCTTTCTGTAGTGTTCGTGTGATTCCATTGTGTCGCCCTTAAAAACTGTTTGATGTTATCGGTCTATTATCTTCAACCTCACTTAACCTTTGGATACGATCATGATGCACATCCCTGAATACGCCACCCTCAAGAGATAGGTATCCTGTACCACAACCACCCCATCGATTAAGCCTGACTATTGCCTCAGTCAGTGCAGGATCATCACAATTTTCGTTATAGACACCCTCACGATATAAACCGATCCACATATCACAATCCTGCTCAATCTGGCCTGTATCTCTGGAGTCACTTGGATGAGGTCTTTTATCTGGTCGGTTTTCTAGCTGTCGATTCAACTGAGTCAAAAGAAGAACCGCGCAATTTAATTCCTTAGCCAGATTCTTTAACCCTTTCGTGATCTTCCCATAGGCTAAATCGTTACGCTCTGCCTTTTCACCCTCCATTAATGTTAGGTAGTCAACGCAGATTAAATCCAAACCTTCTTTTCTATAAAGGTTGCGGCATTCTCTCTGTAGGAAACCAAGTGTGATTCCTGGCTTATCGCACATAAACACATTCTTAGTAGCTAGTTTTTTAGTGCCAGCCCCTACATTGTCAGAAGTAGCCTCATCCCATTTTTTGTACAAGTCACTCATGCTTGCATTTGTGGTTGTCGCCAACATTCGTTCATAAGCTGAGATGTCAGGCATTTCCAAGTTAAACATAGCAACAGTCTTATTCTGTTGTGCAAAGTGATCTGCCAATCTAGCTAGGAAACTGGTTTTACCCATCTTTGGCCTTGCACCAACAACCACCAAAGATCCTTTAGGTATGTAAGCTGGGGAAATAACTTTATCAATTGAAGGAATGCCAGTTGTAAATCCTGTAATTTCTCCGTTCTGTCGTTTCTCTGCTAGATCAACCCAATCCCTAGCAACGTGTTTAATATGCCTCAAGCCTTCCTCGGTTGATTCTAGGGTGTTTTCTTGAATACTTGATACAAGACTCTCAAGCATTCCTAAACGCTGCGAGAGCGTTCCTGACTCCCTATCCTTCATTGATTGGATTGCTTCAAATAGTTTTCTTTCTGCGTAGCGCTCAATAGACTGCTCTTTAACGATATTGGCATATTCAACCAAATTATCATTTAGAACAGTCTCTTCGGTCATACTGGCTAATCGTGACATGCCACCGTATAGGCTGTATTCCTCAATTCCTTCAAGCCTTGAGTCAACAATAAACGGATCAAAGCCTTTGCCTTTCGAATTAAGATCGCAAATAGCTTTATAAACTAATCTTGCAAATTCATTTTGAAAGTTTGCGGGCTTTAGTGTGTTAAGCACTTTGTATGCAATAGGTGAATCACCCGACTCAAGAAGAATTAATCCACCAATCACACGCTCTTCAGCTTCGTTTTTATTCTCCATTTGTAGCCACCGCATCCTTAACTTCTGCATAACAACGATCTGAAATAAAGTAATCAAACTTACAGATTCGAGTGTTTCCTTGGTTGGTCTGGTATGATTCAGTCATCCATTTGCAGTGTTGGTTAATTGCATCAAGATATGTACTAAAACGCTCAACAGTAAACTTATTCTTCTTCACAAAGTTTCTAAGTTTGGTTTTACGAGAATCAGTAAGCGTCCCTACCTTAGTGTTATTTGGTAGCTTTTCATGGTAAAGATCGATGTAGGATTTATAGTCAAATCTTGTTTTTTTTACACTCTTACCAGATCCCTTTTTGATAAGATACTCAACAGCATTTGAGTAAGACCTTGCTTCCAATTCCATAAGATTTCTTACTAATTCATCAGCTTCTTTACTTAGGGTTATTGCTTTGTTAATTCTCATACTCCCCACTCCTCTTTTCTTCGCTTCATTAACTCAAGGTATCGCTTATAAGCTCCAGTCTTATGCTGGCTAAATCCTAGACCTTTACACCAGTAGTCATTTCTAAGTAAGGATTTGCAAACCCTCCTCCAGCTAGGAACGTCACGTTTATTTTCTAGCGCTAAATCCGCTTCATCTGGAATTCCATTTTCATACCCGCGCTCTTCCCACCAGCGACAGAACAATAGAATCTTGTTCTCGTAATGCTCTTTTGTTTGTGGTGGCATGGACTCAATAAGCATGTTTGCAAATGACTTCCATGTGTGACCTTCAGGCTTCTCAATTTTATGGTAGCCATTAATATTTCCATTTTCTTGAATGTACAGTGCGCCTGAGTTTGCACCGCTCACCCTAGAAACAATTTTGCACCAAGTCTCAGGCTCAATTAAATGAAACAACCACAAGCCTCTGCGCTGATCATCACCATACGGCTGACAGATTCTTTGCTGGTGAATTGTAAGCCCAGCTTTATGCATCCAGTCGTAAAGCTCGTTATGGCGCTTCTCTGGAAATTTAGCATGATAGATCCAGATATCTTCTGTTCTCCAGTCGTAGATAGGATAAACATTGAATACATTATCGGTAACCTTTGTAGTCCATTGCAGGTTATCTTTTGTCACTTTTGATGTGCTGGCAATCGTTCTAAATCGGTTTAATGATTCATCAGTACGGATTCCAACCATACAGGCCGTTGATTTACCCTCCGAATACCATTCACCAAACAACGGCACAAAATCCTCGAATTCCATTCCTTTTTCAAAAAAATCAAAATAATCTTCTGAATGAATAGCGTCTTTAGGTAAACTCCTAATCCAGTCATCCTTTCTATCATCATCCCAACATATCCATTGTGGTTCATAAACACTCACTGCGTTTCTAAGTGAGATAGGAAGGCAACACCAATAAAGATCAATACAATCTTTATACTCATTAAATATCGCCTCTGCGTGTTCAATTGTTAACTTGTACTGACCTTCAAGATCAACAATAAGAACGCCAAATCTAACACCACGACTTCTGGCTTCATCTGCTGCCAAGTGAATCATTACTGTTGAATCTTTACCTGCAGAAAAAGATAAATATACCTTTTCAAAATTATCAAACGTGTAGCTTATTCTTTCTTTTGCCGCCTCTAATACATTTTTACCCAATCCCAACTTAGGCATAATAATTCTCCCAATACTTAATCCAAAAATCCGCTTGATCGTTTGCTAACCTTTGTTGCTTTTCTGATAAATAAGACCAAGCCTTTCTTACAATATCTTCAGGGCAGTTGTTCGCATAAGCGCAAGCAGCGTGACCAATCCAAGCTTTTCTGTTCTGTGTCCTATTGCTTAGATTGTGTTCGCAAGACTTTACCCAGTCACAAACTACCTTACCCATCCACAACCCATACAATTCGTGATTCCCAGTAAACTTAATAGCCCAATCTAAATATCTCTTTTTATCGCTTACTGATCCCCACATATTGTATTGGATCTCTTCCCACTCCCAATATGGATGATACTTTCTAATCAAGGCTTTCTGTGTCACCGTCAAAATCCTTATCGGTTAAAATTTCAGCTTCCCATGCTTCTGAGAACTCTTGATCTTGGAACATCTCAGCCAAACCAGTGATTTGAGATAATCGCAGCACCTCATCTTGATCCATGCCTAACTGTTTAGCGATCTTCTTAGGCGACCAGTTTCTACGCTTTAGGTCTAAGACAATATCAGCCATAGCCTCAACTCTATGTTTGCCCCTGGCGCGATTATGGCGAATAGTGGAAGCTACGCGGTCGTTATGCCCTTCTTGAGATTGCTTAATGATAACGGTGGGGAGGTAACCTTTAACGCGCTCTGATACAGTCTTAGACTCTTTCCCGACTCTATGCCTATGGAATCCATCAACAACCTCTACATGACCATCGTGAGGCCAGCTAACAATTGGCTGAGTGTACCCGTCATTAGTAATAGAAAGCTCTAACAGCTCCATTTCTGGCGGCGCTACTGAATTCGGGTTGTAATCATTAGCTTTCACCAAGTCGTTAGTAACCCATCGCACAAAATCAACAGGTTCGTCTTTGAAAGGACTGATCTGATGAATCATTTCACGCACTTCGTTGATAGCGTCTACTTGATCTTCTAAAAGCAAAGCATCTAGCTCAATACATAACGCTTCTGCTAATTCTAATATCTTTTCCATTTCTCTCTCCTTTATAAGTACACCGTAAAAGTATTAGAAAATAATAGTTTTGTAAAGGCTTTTTTTGGTTTGTTTTGAAATTAGTTATTTTGGAAGGCTAAATTTAGACAATAGTGGTCATTAGAGGCGGGGGTAACATGGAATAACAATCACCAGCGCTCTTTTATCTTCTATGTACTTTAATCAATCTATTATCGGGCATACAAATTTGGTCAGATTAAGGGGGCATAGACCACGGTAGCATCACACCGCATGTCTTGATTCAGGTCACAACTCCTGATCAAGAATCCACATTACTAAAACCCGTTTTAGCGCCGCCTCTAAAGCGCCGATTAACTAAAGCTGCCATCTTTGATTCGTTCTATTAATTAGCACAAAGGCCGAAGAACTCCACACAGTATTTATTGTCGCTGTCGTTGGGGCGATCCCGACCGACTTTAAAGATGGAAATGGCACCCCGTATAGGATTCGAACCTATAACAATCTCGTTAGAAGCGAGATACTCTATCCAATTGAGCTAACGGGGCACACTAAAGGCGTGGAAGTAGAAAGTAAATCAGAAAGGTTTGTGTCCATAGCGGCCAAGATTGCTCAACCCAAACTACAGACACAAAAAAAGGCTTATGGAATTACAAGCCCAGCAGATCGGGGCGGTTAAGCGTAGGTGAGAGAGTCATCCCACGAACACTGAACCTGTAATTTCATAAACCCTTTTCCACTTAACCTTAACATCGACTCTCACACCGATAAATACTATTTTAGCTATCTGCACTGAAATAGCAAGTAAAAAAAAGGCGCTGAATGCGCCAGGTGTTAATCTACTAATTTTGCATTATCAGTTAATGCGTGAAGAGTTGTGCAATTTTTGCATCGAATAAAAACCTCTGGCTTAAACCCGTCCTCCCCGAAGTCTTGTCCTTTCTCATCAATTTCAAACTCGAATTCGTCATTGCATCCGCAGTTCCCACAAATCATGTGAAGTCTTGCTCTAGCCATTACTTTCGACCTCTAATCCAATGTCGCCTTGGCAAAATAGCTTTCTCTTTACCGCATAGATCCATAACTAAAACCCCTTAGCCTTTTCTACTCGATGAACGACCACTCGGATCTCACCTACTTGATCACTACATGTAAACCGCATCATTTTTGATCCGCTTTTAATTGTGTATAGGATCATTCTGTACCCTTATCATCATATTGATCTAAAGCACCCTGCGAACTATTGAAGCAAGTACGCAATGATGCGTGCATATCTATAATTGCTATTCGTTGCTCATCTATGATTTTTTGCTGTTCTACTGCATACCAATTTTCATGTATAGAACACTCCGAAGACTTACACGCTTTTAGATCACCCTTTAAATTACAGTGCTTGCATTGGTCAGTCATAACTCCCCCATTTCTTGTTTAATTAACCTTTCGGCTCAATGTATCCAAAGCAGCTACCAACCTCAGATGCGCACTGTCCAAAACTGTTAGCGCCACATTGCAGGTTTGAGCAGCGTTCAATATTCTTTACTTCTACTGGCTCACCATCACCAGAAAATTCTTCTTCTATTGGTTGCTCATCTTCTTTATATAAATCGTCAATTAATCTTCTAAGCTCACTCAAAGGCTCATCACTGCGCTGTAGTTTTGGCGTGGCGTAGTGGTTATGTGATCTTAAAAGCTCGCTGTATTCGTGTTCTACAGCTTCTAAAACGCCTTTTAGGTTATGCTCTGACTTGTCTATAACTTGATACCCTAAATCTTCTAAGTGCTTAATGATGTCTACTGTATCAATGAATGCTAGTGCGTCTTTGTCGCCCTGTTCGAATGTTATGTCAGTCATTTTAATTCCTTCTTGGCGGCTTTAATGATTAGTTCGCTAACGATGTCAATTTGTGATCTGACTGGCTCGCTGTTCTGTTTTCTCTTATCACTAAGACGTTGTAGCTCTTCGTGCGCTTTCTCTGATACCTTGATTAATTTAAATTTCATTGCTTGCTCCTTGTTTGTTTTGATAACAATAGCATATCTTTTAGATAAATGAAAAGTTTATCTTTTTGTTTGACATGATTATTTGCTGTGTTATTCTGAGTACAGAAATAAGGAGGACGTTATGGAACTACAAATAGGTCATACATACACATATAGAGGCGCACCTGTAACTCTTCGAGATTTAGAAGATGGTAAGGCTTATATATTTTCGTGGGATGTTGGTTATAAGTGGGTAGATGAGGATAGATTGGAGGATGTATTGTGAGTTTTTACAAAGAAATCTGGGATAAGTTGTCAGGTAAGGATGTAAGCAAGTGGGTTCAAAAAAAGATGAATCTATCTTATATGTCTTGGACTAATGCTTGGGGTGCTTTGATGGATGAGTACCCAGAATCACACTATCAGTTTGAAGAGAAGCAGATAGGCAACACTTTAGAAACGTGCTGCACTCTTACTATTAAGGAAGGCGAAAAAGAGGCTGTTCGCTTCATGTGGCTTCCTGTGATGGATTTTAAGAATAATTCAGCAGTTAATCCTTCATCAAGGCAAGTTAGTGATGCTCGTATGCGCTGCCTAGTTAAGTGTATTGCTATGTTTGGTTTGGGTCATCATATCTATGCTGGTGAAGATGTGCCAGACGAGGATCGCATCAAGAAGGCGGAAGAGGAAGAATTTAAAGCGAGATATACTGCTTTATGTGAAAGTCATGCGGCTTCAATTAATGCGATCAAAGAAGGTATCGAACAAGAAGACTACTCAACTGCTCGTGAAGCATGGGTTGAACTTGGTCAAGAAGTTCAGGGTCAGTTGTGGGTCGCTCCATCCAAAGGTGGTGTATTCACAACTAAAGAGCGTGAAGTAATGAAATCAACAGAATTTAGAACGGCAAATGGAGAAAGTGAATAATGCACGCAGTAACAGGTAAATTAAATCAGGCCGCTAATCAATTCCAAGCTGGCGACTCAGTAGGGTTTGGTATTCGATTAGGTGTTAAGTATCGCGATCCTAAAACTAAGCAGGATGATTGGACTAACTACAACGCGGCTATCTTTGCTAAGTCACCAGGGCAGATTGCTTTCTATCAGCAAGCATTAGTTGAGGGAGCAATCGTTACGGTAACCGCAGAGCAATTGAAGATTGATTCTTTTGAAAGTCAGACTGGTACTAAACTAACTATTGATATGCTTAATGCTCGAATTGGTTATGTTTACAACCCTAATCAGCAACCTGCACAACAATCAGCACAGCAGGGATATCAACAACCTCAGCAAATTCAACAGCCACAACAGGGATATATGCAGCCCAACGGCCAGCCTATGAATCCTCAGCAGGTCCAGCAAATGCAACAGCAACCTATGCAGAACGGCATGAATCCAAACGATCCACCCTTCTAGCAGATAGCAAAAAGGCTACCTACTTGGTAGCCCTCTCACTTCAAATTAGTTTTCACACTCACTAGACCAATAGTTAATGTGAAGGAATCATTATGGCGAAAACACGAAAGAATATCAAATTTAAGGCGGTCTTATTATGAGTAACCGTTGGAAAAAAGAAGAAATTGAATACTTGATAAAGCACTACAATAAAATTTCATCTACTGTACTGGCTAAAAAGTTTGGCAAAACACCCTCAGCCGTACAATCTAAAGCTTGGAAGATGGGCTTAAATAGCGGCCGTGAAACCCAGAAGGATGAAGAGCTGCTTGAATATGTAAGCTATGGATTTAAACCTTATCAAATAGCTAACATTATGGGTATGAATGAAGAACGAGTTAAGACAATTATCAGAGGGCATAGTTAATGAAAGACTTAATCAATCTAGTAACAAAGTGGGCAGAAGATCGTAACCTTGTTAAAGGCGCCACACCTAAAGATCAGTACATGAAGCTAATTCAAGAAGCTGGCGAACTGTCAGACTCTATCTGTAAAGGTAAGGACGCATCAGACGACATAGGAGACTGTACAGTGGTTTTAATCATTCTAGCTGCACAACTAGGACTAGACTTTGAAAAGTGCCTAGAAACGGCTTACAACGATATTAAAGACCGTAAAGGGGTAATGAGAGATGGCGTGTTCATCAAGCAGTCTGATTTAACGGATATTGCTATATGAGATCACACGGCAACCCAAACAATCCGGCCTCGGCCTGTCCAGAGTGCAATAGCGCTTGTGTATTGATTGGATCACAACGGCTTAAAATGTGTACTTGCGGCTGGCAGGACACAAACTGGACCCTTGAAGAAGATCAAGGGCCAATGTATGGATAGGGGTGAAATACCCCTTTATCGGTTAAACTTCATAAAAAAAGTCGGCATTGGAACCAGTGGCTCCATTTATCGTAAAACTTCCCGTTGTATACGTTGAAACATAAATTTGTCTAGTGTGGCAGTCTACATCACGGAATGTAATCTTTGGCATTGAGTATGGTGTTATATTCCCGTTATTAATAACCTGCGAAGTTAAACCACCATCAAACGCCACAGCAGCGATCATTGGATCAGTCGATAGTCTGTTTTTGTAGATGTTTGGTGCGGTTGGCTGTACATCAAAGGAAAACTTGCCAAACTCAACATCAATAAAATCGTTATCATGAGCATCAACAATGAGTGATGCTACAGAATTTGTAACCCTGATTCCTGTGTTAGCTGGTGATGTTGAATTAACATTTTCATAGTCTACTCCTGCCACCTCAAGTTTTTCAGGTGGGACAATGGTAGAGGCTTGCCACTCAACGACACCTCTTCCTGCTGCCGAATCATCAACGTCTTTAATTTTTACATTCCTTACTTTTAATTCAGTGCCACCTATCAAGAAGATACCATGAGATTGCGCATCTTCCGCGTCTACACCGTCCACTATGTAGCTGCCTGCTAGGTCACCAATACTAAATCCAATAAAAGTATCCTGCACCCTGCGTATTTTTGTTCCTGCTCCGACATAAGCACCATCACAATTATCAAACATTCGAACACCTGAGCCGCCTGTATCCTCGATAGTCGCACCAAGCACACGAACATTCTTACTATTTCCAACTGCAACACCATGTAAAGTTGTGTTTCTAATTTCACCACCGATAAGAACACTGTTATCTGCAACAATTCCAACTTGTCCTGGTTGCCCTGCCGAATGGCCGAAATTAACACCATTAGAGCCACCATCCACATCAGGTGCGATTACTTGGCATCTGGTATCATTAACTGTTATAGAACTAGTACCCATACCGCGAACCCTAGCGGATTCAATAATATGATTGCCATAATTCCCCACAGGGGCTGTTCCTTCATCTGTTGCCGTAGCTACACCAGAATATTGTCCATTCTCATAAAGGCCGCCATCCACATTACAGGCATAAGACTCCCACAAACCAACAGCATCAACAAAACCAACCTCTCCAGCCTTTTTAGGTGCAATATAGCAGTCTTGACATCGGTACAGGCTTATAGCACATCTTACATTAGCGATTACTGTACCGTAGTCATCAGACCGCGCCCCTTCATACGACCCACCAACAACCCTTAATCCTGCAACATTTGCAGCATGAAGGCCGCCTACATTAACTGTTCCAGGGGCGGTCAAGTTTGCCCAATCTACAAAAGTATCAACATTATCAAAAGTTACAGAATCGGCTGTTACAACAAAACAGCTTTCAGTAGAATCTAAAGGGGCTGTTATTTTCCCGTTTCTATATGTTATGCCTGCCTTATTTGCTGTTATATT